TTCGGATAAATCAAAAACGTTTTCTTTAGCGCCGTCACCATCGACTCGCGGAACGAGCATAACCGCCCCTATGTCAATAATTAAGGCGTTAGAATCCGTACCGTAATCCGTCCGTGATGTTGATTCACTTCGGGCAAAGATGGAAATCGCGGGTAACTCCGTTTTCTTGTAAGTCACCTTTCCGAAATTCACGGATGGATCAACACCCCATGTAAACAACTTCGACTCTTCAAGCCTCGCTTTCAGGGTGTCAAGGTTTCGTTTTCTAATCGTATCCGGCATTTAAACCATCTCGTTTTTCTTGCGGAATAGATAATCCACGTTATGTTCAAAGTTCTTTTTCATGCGTTCATCCGCCTCAATTTGTATCCTTCCTGTATCGACAAGCTCTTTCGCGTAAAAATTTTCCAAACGTGGGCCGAGCAATTCTCTGATAGGCAACCGGCCAACTTTCTTGTCACCTATTTTTTCACGCCAGAAAATCCCAGTATGGCCCGACGGCATTTTAGCTATAAACGCTTGGCCCCCGACCTTTTTCCGCGTATTTTTCAAAACAGTTACGTAGATATCACGCGGCATCCACCTGGTTACTTGCGGCATTGGAAACGACGGAACGGGATCAAATTTATAAAGAGGAATCGGCTTTCCTGTTGACTTAATAGAGCCTTCGCTCGTACCACCAGAAAAAATATTTTTTCGTGATTTTGTTACTCTGATTTGAGATTTTACTTGATCTCTAGTCATGTTATATTTGGCCCTTGCCTCTCTAATCATTATTGTCTGTACTTGCTCCAATGTCCGATTAATCGCCCGAATAGTTGCGGTTTCAATCCCTCCCTCGATATGGCGCAAATCAGCCATCGCTTTAGAGAAATCTTCATCATCTACTTTTACGGACACATGAATCATACAGACACGCTCACATCATCCCGGTGTAACGTTAAATTCCATTCCCCGGCGTTCAATACAGGGTTCGCCCCTACCCGCCAGATAAGATCATTCCAAACAACTTTATCGCCCACTTCCGGCGCTGCTACTTCGGATTGCCGCACCCATACCGAAGTGGATGCGGTTTTATATCCGGGGAAATGCTCAATACGCTCGACCTGCCCGTCCTCAATCAGCTTAATTGCGACATCGTTATAAGTCGCGTCCCAAGCATATTCAGACGTGTAGAACTCGTCATCGAGTATTTCATCTAATCCGTCATCAAAAGTCGGCATAACCGGCCTTAATTACTTGTTCTGACCGTAACCAGTACGCCCGGTCGGTAACAGATCGGCAGCGGATTTGTCTGCATATGCAGATCAATTCCACGGTTGAACTGACGCGGTTCCTGTTTTGCGTATAACTCAAGGCCAAGCGTATTAACCGTTTCCAGAAAATCCGCCGGGGCAAACAGGGTTTCAAAGGTACTCATTGTCCCAACGGGAAACGCGATACCGTAATCAGTCGCAATAAATTTTCTTGCAACCGCTGCTCCCGTTGAATAATCTGTGGCGGTTCCGCGATACTCTTCAAACGTAACTCCGCCGAATCTGAATCCCTTTCGCAGATCTCCGCCGATACGTTCTTGAGCAGCAGACCAGTTCAGATAAGCCTCTTTGATGGTTGTATGACATACCAGTTTGTCATAAAAAGACTCATCAACCAAAACCCGCACATCGCTCATAACTTCGCCCTTGAGATTGTCCTCAATGTGCCGCAAAACTTCTCTGATTTTATTAGGAACATTCGTTCCGGCGGTTCCGAGTACGAAATCCACGGTTTTTTGAACAATGTTAAATTCCGTATAGAGATTATAGAGAACCGTTGTATCTGAATCCAGAATGATTCCCTTTAATGCACCCATTCGAAGGTGTTCAAGGGTAATTGCAAACTTGTTCCGGTTGGATTGCAGATGGTTAGTCATTACGGTAGCCAAGCCTTGAGCAGCATTTTCCTGACCAAACGCCCGGATGCTATCGTATTCATCAGGCAAAATCACATCTTCAAGAGGAATATGAGGGATGGTAAAAGATCGCACTCCGCGTTTTCCCTGCTTACTTTTTGTCCCAGGTGCGCCGACCGGCAAAGTCGGAAGCAAATTCAGTACACCGTTCTGCTCTTCAACCATGATTGTCCGCGTCCGAACACCTTTACCCGGCATAAGATTCAATTCTCGAATCCGCCCGTAATTATTCGGAAGTATATTGATGGCCTTTGTCAACGAAACCAAATTAAAGGCATCATCTGTTGCAAAAGGATTTAAGGTAGTCATTTGTTTAATTCTCCTTTATTTATAATTGTTTAGGCTTCGTTGCGTTCAACGATGCCATTCAATTTGAGTTGAGCCAACGCAGCCGCTTTTTGGGCGTCTGATGCGCCAGCAGGCCACGTCAGATAAGCGGGTACGATTTGGGCGTCACGAACTACCAGAACACCCTCATCTGTTGCAGCAGCCGCGCCGTATGCGCCGATTGAAATTCCGTAAGCATCCTGAGTTCCGTCAACTGCGGTTAAGGACAGCGCCATGATCTGACCAGACCCGGCGGCAACCGTTACCGTGAAGGAATCGCCCACAATGAAAGCAACGCCAACGGTGTTAATGGTGAAATTAAGTTGCTCATTTGTAAAAGCAACGTCCGCTTCAGCATCCGGCAAGGCATCGCCATCAGGACTCATCACGCTGAAAGCAGCACCAAGACCAGCGGAAGCATCGGCAACCGCCGTACATTCCAAGGTGTAAATGCCGATAAGCGTTTCATCCCCGGCTGTTACAGCCGTACAAGTTCCTTCGCCGGTATTTCCAGCATTTGCCGTTCCGGTTGTGGGGGTAGATTTTGTGACCTTCCCACAAACTTCGGCCATTACAACGGATTCAGCGATTGCAAATGTTCCCTGCTCACGGCTTTGCTTGTTGTCAAGCTCGAAAGTCAGCCAGTCGCTTAGATAATTACTCTCTGTTAAAGCTGCCATTATTTTAAGTCTCCTTTAGTTAATTGGTTTTTGAGGCATCTCGACGACGGATAGCTTCTGCAATTACCGGATTTTCATCCCCGGTCGTCAAAGGTGAAATTGTGTTTCTGATTTCTTCGCCTTTTTGTTCATCGGCTTTTTGATCAATCAATGTTTTTCTGATGGTTTCAATGGTTGCGCCGGATGTGATCATTTCAACAGCCTTATCCATCTTCCCGGCCAACGCGCACATATTCAGAATTTCAGTGATTTGCTCCATAGCGGATTCACGCCCTAATTTTTTTCCGGCTTCGGTCGCTGTGGCCGTGATCGCTTCCACGTCAACTTCCGCCTCCGCTTCGGGCGCGGGCGCGGGGGCCTGGATTGCTTCTTTTTTAACAAACCCCATGCCTTCAACCATTTTTTCCGTCTCAGAGGTTAAATCCCCGGACAGAAAACTTTTTAATGTGTTTTTCAGGTCAGACATATTCATAATGTCAAGTCTCCTTTAATTGTTTTTGATATAGTTAATGGCCTGTTCAAACGTCATAACGTCATCAATCAAGCCTGCGGTTTTTGCGTCCTCGCCTTCAAATATCCCGGCTTCGGTCGCCCTTATTTTTTCTTCGGTTAAATCAAGGCTTCCCACCCTTCGATTTTTATAAACAGTTTTCAAAAACAGGTCATAAGCCTTGTCAACGCAGTCCTGACCCACTTTCCGGGCTTCGGGTGATAGCGGCATCGAATCATCAAAATCAATCTTCCGCGCACCCGCATAAATTATTGAAACTTTGATTCCGGCTGCTTTATCCATTTTGGAAAAATCAACATGGATCATACGAACACCGATTGATCCGACCATGCCCGTCCGTGGCGAAAAAACTTTACTTGTTGCGGAGGCCAGCGCATACCCGGCTGATGTAGCTTGTTCGTTTACAAATGCGTAACTCGGTTTCACGTCCCTTGAATTCCTGATTTCGTCGGCAAGATCGAAGACACCGGATACGACACCCCCCGGCGTGTCAAAATTAAAAAGAATGGCTTTTACGGATGAATTGTTTAAAGCGGTCCTGAAGTTTGCCCGGATACTCTCATAAGACGTTCTCCACCAACCGCCGCGATGTGACATGCCACCAAAAACATTGATAATAGCAATGTCTTCATCATTTACGGTTTCATCGACATCATAAACGGGTATCTGAAACGCAGTTCCGGCCCTGATATGATCCATAAGTAACCGGGCCATTGCGTCTGTAACCATCAACGGCTTGTCAACGATATGCGCCATCACATCTATAATATTAATTGTTTGTGTTCTGTTCTCCATTTGTTGCCCCTGCATCTGCATCCTTTTTGCCGGATGAATCTGTTTTTCGACCGTCTGAATCATAAACAAGCCCCAAACCGTCAGCCCTTGCGTTATCTTCGGCCTGCTCAAGATCGACATCCTCAACGTCAAGCCCGCGTTCCGCGCATTCCAGTGTCCGGGTAGTTAATCCAGCCCGGATTGAACCCTTGACCGCTTGAGCGTCCTTGTAAGGATCAACCCAAGGCCAGCCGTCCACCGTCCATTTAATGCGTTGATAAGTTTTCGGGCTTCTGACATAACCGGGGAGTTTAATCGCCCCGGACAAAACCGCCTGATCCAAAAAAGCCTTTGAAATCGGACGGCACATTTGATGCGCTAAAACCTGATAAATAAACTGTTTACATTGTCGCTGAAACTCAAGGTTGCCTGCCCGGATAGATGAATAATTCACCCCGGACAAATCGCCTGTGAACTTCTCGTAAGTCATGCCGCCCAGAGATCGGGCCGCTCTTCGTTCCTGTCTTTTTGTAAACGCCTCGTAAGATCCGCCAACATCCGCCGGTTCTGAAAAATTAACTTCATATCCCGGCGGTAATTCCGAGAAAGTTCCGGGTTCCAGATCAATTACCTTATTCCCGGCGCTGTCATCCGTTCCACGGCTTCCTAAAATATGTGGCAAACCGTCTTCGTCTTCTTCTGCAGGTGTCTGAATAAAACCGCCAAACAGTGCTGCAGTTTTTTTTCGTACCAATTCGGCATCATCAAATTGCGTTAATTCACGCATTAAAACAATAATCGGGGCCATCCACGGCATTCCCCGCATCTGTCCGGGCCTAAGCGGTTTAAAAACGTGAATCACCTGTTCTGCAGGCACACGCACACGCTCATATTGCCTGAATGCGGATAAGAAATATTCGCCCGGATGATCTCGAAACATCCAATAAGCAACCCGCCGTCCAATGCGGTCAACCTCAATACCGAATCGAATCTCGTTTCCGTTCGGCGCGACTGAGTTGTAGGAGGCGTCAACAAAGTCACCCTCTAATACTTGCAATTGCAAAGGGACGGAAAACCCGTCATTGAATCGGCGGGGCCTGAACCTGATAAATGCCTCGCCCCCTTCGATAATCGAACGGCAAACCAAAGATTCCAGCCCGTAAAAATCAGCGATGCCGTCCGCGTCAGCTTCTTTTGTCCAATCAAGCCATAATTCCTGAAGTTGTTTTTTTGTTTCAGCTTTTCGGATTTGCCACCGTGGAGAAATACCTGAACCGACAAGGTTTGCGACAAGCGTGTCTAACGCCCCAGCTATTTGGGGATCGTTTCGGGTAAGCTCACGCGCGCGCGCCCGAAGCGTGGTAAGTGATCCGTAAATAGCGGTCGTAGGGCCACTTGAAGACATGCCCCATGTATTCATCCTGCGGCCAGTTGCAGCTCCCTCAAAATCTGATGTAATACTTTTTTTCGGTATCGGTGATCCGTTGGAGTCTAATACTTTAAGATAATGGACTTTTGCCATAAGTTATAGGCCCTTTGATGTTCGGGTAAGGACAAAGCGAGGCTTTTCAGCGGCGGCA